TGCGTGGATCCAATTGCAGAATTAGCGGTTCCTCCTGCTGAACCACCTGCTCCGCTTCCAGCAGAAGTACCTGAAAGAGCACCAAAGTTTAATTCTCCAGTAGCGCCTCCATCTCTTCCATTAGTAGCACCTGAACCTCCACCGCCACCATATCCACCGCCAAGTGCAGTAATATTCAAATTAAATGAACTTGTACCACCTTTAGCACCATTACCACCAGGAAATGTTGTTGAAGTACCACCAGTACCACCAGCACCAATAGTAACTGTAGCATTTGCAGTTAAAGCATAACCTGAAACAAAGGTTGCTAATCCACCACCGCCACCTGCACCACCAGAACCAGTATTTCCAGCACTTGCACCTTGTGAACCGCCACCTCCACCGCCGCCTGCACCAATAACAAGAACATCACAAATTAAAGGAGTACCCACGCCATAACCAGACGGTAAGGTAAAAGTTCCGCTGCTTGTAAATTCAACTATTTTTCTAGTTACGCCGCCACCAGCGGCAGGAAATACTGAGACTCCCATATTATGATACCTCCACGCCTGAGATGTGAAAATTAATTGTTGTTGCAGATGCCAGACCAGTAATAGTCTGAGTAGTTGCAAGGACCTGCTTAAGGTCAAACATTGCTGTAGAGTTAGCAGCAATTGCTGTGGTTGTAAATAGTGATACACCATTTAGACCAAGGGTAAATGTTCCTGCAGATGATGCAGTATTAGTTACCACAATATTGCTTACTACAGTTGTAGTTGCAGAAGGTACCGTATATAGAGTTGTGCTTGTTGTTGCTGCTGCTGTGCGAGCCAGCACTTTGGTTGTTGTAGCCATTAGTTACTACCTTTCGTTTAGAGGGCGCCCATTAGAAGTAGTGTCAGTTCGTCTGCCACACTTCCTGGACCGTTGAGTACTACGTCGGTTAATCCTGAAATTGTTGTGATAGTTACACCAGATGTTACCACTGTTGTACCTAGTGTTGGTGCTGAGTATCCAGATACTGTCGACCACTTAAGACCAGTTGAAGTTGTTGAATCAGCCTGCAAGTATTGTCCGTTAGTTCCTAGTGCCAATCTGCCTACAGTATCTGCACCAGTACCTGCTAGTAAATCTCCCTTTGCATCAAACAATGTAGGAGATAGAACATTAACTAATTCAAAGGCTGTAAAGGTAACAATTTCTAGGATGTCTCCAGCAGCCAAGGCTGCAAGACCTGTGATACTTGTGCCATTTGTAGCGTTGTAATCAGAGGTGCGAGCAAGAAGAATACCGTTGAGGTATACCTGTTCCTTGCCTGGGATATAAGAAAGTGTTAGTCCGTTATCATCTGGACCAGACTCAGTTGTCTCTCCACCTGCTGCTGTGTAGCGATAGCGGTAGATATCTGCAGTAGATGAGATTGAACCCCAAGCAGTACCAGACCAAGCAAACATTGCATTGCTTACTGAGTTCCAATAGATGGCGCCTACAAGAAGTGCATTGCCATCATTGTCCACTGTAGGTGGTGTTGACTTAGCACCTAGGTAGCGGTCATCGAAGTTATCGTAGGTTGTAGCAGCGGCAGCAGCACTTGCTGCAGCAGCAGTAGCAGAACCAGCAACAGCATCTACGTAATCCTTAGGTGCTGCATCTTTAGCGTTAACTGGAGTCTTAAGATTCTTGACTGTGTAGATTGAGTTAGCATCTAAGTCACCAGCAAGTACGCCAGTAGTCTTGTTAAGGTATGTACCTGATAGGTCAACTGCGCCAGTTAAACCATCAACAGATAGAACAGAATCTGTTGGAGTAAGAAGTTCTTGCCAATTTCCTAGTGTTGATGCAGGGGTTGCTGTAAGGATGAATGACTTGTTAACATCTGTGCGAACTGCAACATCACCAGTCTGTGCTGTAAGTGCAAGCATTGCAGATTGTGAATTGACTACAAATGTTTCAGAGATAGCAAGCGCTGGTAGGTGGTCAACAGGGACCTTGCCTGAACCATCAAGTGGGGCAATACCATTTGCTACACCCTTTTGGTTTGTAATGTAGTTAAGAGTTACTGCATCCTGAGCATTAGTTGGGTCAGCAAGTCCTGTAATCTTCTGAGCACCTAGAGCAACGGCTGCAGTAGGTGCTGCCATTTGGTCTAAGCGAGATGTACGGACCTGTGTATCAAAGTCTGAGATAGTAGATGCTGCCTGAGTACCAGTGTGGTTAGCACGAGCCAGAGGGTCTACTGCCAACTTAGATAGAGCAATAGCAGCGGATGCATTGATGTCAGCATTAACAATAGTGCCATCTACCAAGTCAGCAGAGGTGATTGTTCCACCAAGGTTTAACTTAGTCTTAGTGATAGCAGCAGTTGCTGAGATATCAGCATCTACGATTGTTGCATCAGCAATCATTGTGCTTGTTACTGTGCCAGTATCGCTAGTCTTGATAAGAGTTGCGCTGGTAGGAATAGTAGTTCCATTGATGCTTGTCGCTGTTGCTGCACCTAAGACTGGAGTTACAAGGGTAGGGCTAGTAGCAAATACTGCTGAGCCTGTACCTGTCTCATCTGTAAGAGCAGTGCGAAGGTTTGCACTTGATGGAGTTGCAAGGAATGTGGCTACGCCAGTTCCAAGTCCAGAGATACCAGTTGCTACTGGAAGACCTGTTGCATTGGTAAGTACACCAGATGCTGGAGTTCCCAAAGCAGGAGTAGTCAAAACTGGAGAAGTTAAAGTCTTGTTGGTAAGTGTTTGAGTTGTATCTGTACCAACCAAAGTTGTAGTTGCATCAGGAATAGTTACTGTACGGTCAGCCGTAGGGTCTGCAACTGTAAGAGTTGTTTCAAAAGCATCTGGAGTAGCACCTTCAAATACAAGGTTTCCATCACCAAGTGTGAGGTTTGTAATTGTAGGTGTGTTAAGTATTGGAGCAGTAAGCGTCTTATTAGTAAGAGTCTGAGTCTTAAGAGTACCTACGACATCACCTTCGCCTGATGCAATACCGTGCATTGTGTGAGCACCAGTACCATCGTTGTATCCACCAGTTGCTTCAATGTGAAGGTTGGCTTCGCGGAAGTCACGACCAATTGCCATATGTCGAACAGCAGCACCAGCAGAGTGAGCCTGACCAGTACCCGCATTTTCAATACCACGGGTGATTGTTAATACGTTAGTACTAACAGCCGTGACATCTACAATTTCTTCAAGGGCTGTATCTGGGTCAATGACAACAGTAAATGTTGTACCAGCGGGAACGGTTGCTCCACCAAGTAACGCTGAGCCAGAGACTACAGTACAACTTGTTGCTGTATCTGTAATACCTGCTGCTAGCGTAGTTTGCTGTGAGCGTGAGGAATATTTTCTTGTTGTCATTTATTTACCTATCGGCTGTAGTGAACGCGGATTGGATACTGGGATTGTTGTCTTGCTGTTTCTTCGTTAAGGCGTTGTGTATAGAGTGCGTAGAGTTGCTTGGTAGCAGTCTGTGATGCACCGAATGGACGCTTGCTATCTGTCTCATCAGCCTGAGGACTTACTTGAGACGCACGTGCTGGGTCCAAGTAGGTCAACAGGCGATAAGAAGCACCTAAGATTGCAACATCGCGTGTTGAATTAGGTAATCCTGTTTGTGTTGCATAGTCTTGTGTATTAGATGTAAATGCCACTGGGTCAGTTGCATAGATGACCTTAACTGTGCGACCTGGTTGAACAAAGTCACCGATAGTTACAGTCTGTGCGTTAGAACCAAATGCTGAATCAGATGCAATAGAGTCCCAAGACCAACGACGAACTGGGAACCATTCCTGTGATGGTCCAATATCCTGCCACATAATTGTCATAATGTTATTGATATTTAAACCATTGAATGCATAGGTAGTCTGGGCTGCATTAAAAGTAAATGTTGTTGTCTTGACTGCAAAGATATTAGAGCCAAAGGCTGCGATAGTATCGTTGAGTGCTTTTTTGACAACGTAGCGTGGGAATGTAGGTGTGATGGTAACCTTAGCCCCAGCAGTGTGTGCTGCTGCTGTTGTGCCTAGGTAGCCACGACCCCAAGGTGGAACTGTTGCAGTATTAGATACGCGGTCAAAAGAATCTAACCAGATGAGTTCCTCATCGATTTCAATTGTTCCCTTACCGATATTATCGGTAGATGCCAACTGAAGAATAGTAGGGCTAGCAATAGTAGATGGAGTGCTGGTTACATTTTGTGTTATGTAAGTTGCTCTATCCTGCTGGTATGTATAACCTGCAAGATTGATGAGCACTTCATCAATCATACTTTCAAGTGTTGGCATTAGATAGTCCTCAATGCTGCAAGAGCAGATAGTCCAGTAGTAGATGCTAACTCGTTACAGATAGCATTAAGGTTTTTAAAGTTATTAGGTTGACGGTTAGCATCAGCCTTGTAGTTCAGAGCAGCAATTAAGCCCTTGCCTGTTGTCCCAGCCCAAGCATTGGCTGCGCCTTGTGACTCCTTGAACGCAGTCATTAGTGGATAATTACCACCATTTGCCAAACGATTAAGTTCAGCACAAAATGATAAACCTGGAATACTAGCCATTACTTAGCCTTTCTTTTAACTGCCGCGTTGTCTACTAAGTTTGGATAAGGTCGACCTGCTGCCTTAGCCTTAGCCTTTGCTTTTGCTTTTTGTGCAGCAGTCAAAGGTGTTGATTTCTTGTTAGGATTCTTTGTATCCCAGAATGATTTCTTCTTCACCACTTCACCTTATCTGCCCAATATGCGGCACTCATTTTGCCTTTAGCAATATTCTTTGCGTGACGAGCCTTAAAAGATGCCTGCCTTGCTGTTGGCTTTTTATCGCCAGTAACACCCTGTTGACCAAAGCGAATAGTTTTGACCTTATCGCCTTCTTTAGCCACAACAACGTGTGACTTCTTTGGATGACTTGGTGTGCGCTTGGGCTTGTTAAAGCCTGACACTCCTGCTCGCTTTAGTCTTGGGTCCATTACTTTTTATTCGCTTTCTTAACAGTCTTTTTCGCTTTTGACTTGCCTGCCTCAGAGAGAGCAATAGCAATAGCCTGCTTACGAGATTTAACAATAGGTGCCTTCTTTGGTCCCTTAGGATTAGCCCCTGCGTGTAAGGTTCCGCGCTTGAACTCGCCCATAACCTTTTGTACTTTGTTCTTCATTTCGTAAAGTTCTTGTTTCTTGAACGTGATAGGTCTGATGCTTTCTTGACCTCAGGGATAGTAAGTCCTGGGTACTTCTTAGCAATAGCAGCACGTGCCTGTGCTTCTGCTTTTGCAACACCTGCATCAGATGTACGCTGCTGAATTGCCTTAATTGCAGCAGGTCCAGTTGCAGTCTGTGCTGCTTTAAGAGTCAGATATTCCTTGCGAAGTTTCTGAAGGTCATCCTTTAGTTTCTTCTTCTGTGCTGGAGTCTCTGCTGTATCTACTAAATATGAACGAGCAACATCGTACTTGTCGTACAAAGTGTAGTTAGGCAATCCCTTTGCCCAAGATGGAGTATTTGCTGCCATTTACTTTACCATCTTCTTTGCAGTCTTCTTAGCAACAGCCTTCTTTGCAACCTTCTTGACCATCTTCTTCTTGCCGTATTCCATCATCATTTCCTTAGCGCCTTCCATCTTTTCGTGACGCTTCATCATTGACTTTGACTTGTACTTCTCGCCTTTAACTGACATTATATTGCTCCCACTTCTTTGAGTACCTCTACCGATTTTTTATTGATGTCTTGCGCCTTAGGCATCGTGTTAGCGTCGTAAGGTTTATTGAGAGCCTCACTAGCAGCGTATGCCTGTTCAATGTGTCTGTGTGTTGTTCCTGCTGGTTGGATTCCTTGTGCCCTCGCATCGCGGTAGGCACTGAGTTCTCCAGTCCACTTCTTGTCAGACACATCTCTTGTTGCATCTCCTGCATTCATCTGCAGGGTTTTGACCTTGCATCCAAAGCAATCTTCATCGCAGTTGGTGTGGTCAATCTCTATATCTTCGTGTTCAAATGGTTTGTCTTGTGTTGCATCACAGAGGGAACATCCCCACAGTATTGCCTTGAAGTCGTGCGTCTCTGTGAATCCAAACTCAAGAACCTTGCTGATATGAATGTGTTCCATTTGTCCCTATACCTCTGTAAAGTTTGCCTCTGTAACTCCAACTCCACCAGCAATTAATGCTGCCTTTGTTGCGTCGTCAACGTTGTAGTTTCTTCCACCGCGATACACCATCTCAAACGTTGGTAAGTCTGAGTCAAGGATGTAGCGCTGTTGGGAGTAAACTCCATTTTGTTTTACGATTGACACGCCTACATCTAATTTATAGAAGTAAAATAGGCGTGCTCCACCAATAGGACCTTCTTGTACTGTTGGTGTTTTGAATAGCCAAGTAGCCATTAGTCCTCCTTAGTGAACTCACCACAAGGCTAGGTTGCCCTAGCCCTGCAGTCAATTAACTACTAGAGAGCAGCGATTGATGAGCCTGTTTCAATGCGATACAGTGCTTCTTCACGGTAGCGTGCAAAGCCGAGTACGCCGTACCAACCCATTGGGCGGAAACGCATCAACTTGTCAACGACTGGTCCGATAACAACGTGTGGCTCTTCAGCAACAGCCTGAGCCATTGCTTGCTTTCCAGCAACGATTGTTGAGTAAACGCGAGTTACAGGTGTAACAGTTAGAACTGTAGATACTGTAACTGCAGCAGAGTTAGCAACGTCAACAGTAAATGTTGTTGTTGAACCTGATGTTGCAATTGCAGTAATCTTTGCGCCTGAACCGACGCCTGTACCTGAAATCTTGTCGCCAACTTCAGCGCGTGTAGCAATTACAGAAGATGAAGCAACACCGAATGTGTATGCTGCTGAAACTCCTGCAGATGTTACTGCTGTTGTTGCGAGTGTTGACTGGTCTGCACCTGACTTAGCAGAGTACAAACGTGGTGACTCTACGAAGAATGCGCCTTCGTACTGTCCAATTTCTCCAGCCCAGATGTTATCTGGTGATGAGTAATTGTGTGGGTCGCGCCATCCTGCTGCGCCTGTCTCTGCACGAAGGTCGTGTGAAACTTCTGGGTGGATACCTGTCCAGTATAGTGAACCCTTGCGGTATGCAGCCTTGTTTGAGCGCATCTTTGCAACAGCCTTACGGATATCTGCTGAATCAAGTGTTGCAGCAGATGTAATTGTTGCTGTTGATGTAGCAGTTGAGCCACCGTAGATTACGTTGCTTCCGCCGTTAAGTGTTGTCATTGCAACCTGGTCGATTGAATCTGCAAGGTTGAATGCGATGATGTTAGCAACTGCTGGGTCTACGTCTGCTAGAGAGAAGAGTTCCAAAGCACGTGTTACCAATACAGAGTTACCGTACTCGTTAAGAGTAATTGTAACTGTGTTAGGTGTTGATAGAGCAACTGAATCTGGGTCAACTGTCTCTGTCAATGTGCTTGTTGCTGCTGTTAGGTCAACGTACTTCTGTAGAACTACAGTTGAGCCTGGAATTGATTGCTGTGCTGGTGTCTTGTCTGCGACTGAACGAATTAGTGGTTCGGCGCGGAGAGCGAACTCAAGAAGACGGTCATACGCCTTCTGTACAAGACCTGCACCGCCGACTGTACCACCAAGAGTGGTAGAGCCTGTGGATGTATATGCGTTAGGCATATGCGGTCACCTCCAAGTGACTATGAACGGATATGATTATTGTGAGCGTAGGATTGAAAGAATGTCTTCTTCAGACGTTGCCTGAGACATTCTGTATTCAATATCGTTTGCTCGGTCAGGGGTCATTGCGTTCTGTGTAACCAAGTCCTGGTTGCGTAATGCAGCACGGTCTTCTTGACTTACAGCAGAACTATCTTCGTTAACCGTTAGTCCGAACAAGTCTGCATTATCATCGAGCCAGTTAGAAACTGAATCTTCGTTAATGTCATCCAAGTCCTTCATTACTAAACGGGCTGCTTTAAGATTGACGCCCTTCTTTTCTAGTACTGACTTGACGGTTGCCTCACGCTGCGACTTGGAAAATCCCTCAAGTTGCTCAGTGAGTTCCTTAATACGCTTCTCGTCAGCACGCTTGGCTTTTCGCAACTTTTTAAGTAAGTCGCTTCCATCCATAGGTGCTTCATCGATTGTGTCTAGGTCATCGTCTTCGTCGTCCCAGTAGTTGTTGCTCATAGCAACGCCACCCTTCTATTCGTAGTTAGTTCGCAAGCCTCAGGTTCCATTCGGGGAAATGGTCTGGCTCTCACTACCAGTCTTGTACGCCAACGGGGCTGGTGGGTCCGTTAGGATTCTATTTTTAGATTACGCGGTTTGCTCTTGATTGTGATGCTAGGCTCTTAGAACCAATAGTTCCAGCCTTAGCAGCAAAACGTGCTTCTTCTTGCTTAGTTAAATCTTCTAGTTTCTTAAGTTCTGTAGCAGACTTATTAATAACAGCACTTGTCAAGCCAATAACTCCTATTGATTTCACTCCAGAAATCTCAGCAAGTTTCTGCTCTGTCTCTCGTGCTCCAGCAATCTGTCCGAATTGTCCTAGTGTGCTGGCGTATGTTCCGCCACCCTTAGCAATCTGTTGTGCTTGCTCAAGAGTAATTCCACCAGGAAGTGCTGTGCTTGCTTCAAGTCCTTGTGCACCTGCACCTGCAAGTACTTCATAACCAGCAAGTTCTTGCTCAAGTTGCTTAGCACCCTTATCGCCCAAAGCCAAAGCCTTAGCAAGTTGAGTACGGTCAAGAGTTGGGAAGTATCTTGATACAGTCTTCTTAACAACATCTGGTGCTGTGTCGATACGGTCAAAGATTGCTGTGATTCTGTTACCAAACTCTGTAGCAGATACACCCTTGCTGAGAACATCTCCTAGGAAATCTTCATTAGCCAAGTCACCTAAGTTAGATGCTTTAAGAATGTCGCCCATTTTTGATTCAGTTGCAAAGTACTCAGCAACAGTAGGTACAGTAACTGCCTTGCCTGCTTGCTTCATTTTTTGAAGAGCAAAGATTCCCTTGAATCGCTTAGTAAAATCAGCCATTGCAGGGTTAGTCTCAGACTCTAATAGAGCCATATTGAATGCTTCTTCTGAACTTGCACCAGCCTTGTAAAACTTAGATACAGCCTTATAGAGTTCATTAGCCCAAGGCTTAGCCATTTCTGTTGGACCAAAGAAAACAGCAAGTGTTTGTTTAAATACATCAGACGCAAGAGTAGGTCCAGTATCAGTTGGACTTGTTGGAGTAGTAATTGGGCTTGCTGTATTAACTGCTGCTGCACTACCAAAAGTCTTTTTTGTTCCATCAGAGTATGTTACGGTTATTGTTCCATCTGCATTTGTAACTCGTGAAACTTCTTTTACTCCAGAAGGACCTTGAGCCGCTAGAGCCTTGGCAATAATTTCTTTAGTAGGTGATGTAACTTTACCAGTAGTAGCATCAAAGTAATCGCTAAGTTGTCCACCATATGCAGCAACAAATGATTGTGCCAATTCTTTTGCACTATTATAAGCAGCAATTTGTTCTGGTGTTTTTCCAGCAAGTGCATTTCCAGCAACACCAGTTTTTAAACCAGTTCCAGAAATGAGATTTCCTTGTACATCATAAACATTTCCATACTCAGTTGTACGGGTAGTTGGTATTGGTGTTCCGATAGGAAATATTTCCTTAAAGGTTCCTACGCCGCCTGCTTCAGTACGAACAAATTTAATCTGTGCACCAGCAGCAGTACCTTCTTGTGTTAATTCAGGCTTAGGTTGTGCTTTATAGGCAGCAGTAATCCGAGCATTTGCTTCAGTTGCAGTTTCGCCTGGTAAGCGATTAGTGCGGTCAGTTGATTTACCACCAGCGGCAATAACTGCTTGCGTCGCTGCTTCAATTTCTTCAGGTGTTAATCCTTTTACTGGCATTTAGACTCCAAATCCCATCGCTCTAGCAACGCCTACTGCGGAGTCGCGTGCTAATTCCTTAGACCAACTTGCTTTTTCTGAGTTGGGATGATTCTTTAAATATGAAACCCAATCAGAGAGTGAACCCATTGGTACATTTCCTGCTGTTCCATCTGGACGAACAAACTTGTCTAGGTCTGGATTGTCTAGGTCAATAGTGTTAGGGTCAATCTCCCAGTACTTAGCCATCTGTGTAATGTATGGCTCGACAACATCCATAACAGTTAAGCCAGGAGTATCTTGAAGCCTCTTTGCAAACAGTGGGTAACGTAGTGCAGCCTTGGCTCCTAGGTCTTTCTTAAGAGCATCAATAGTCTGCTTGCCTGAAGCAAGTGCAACGCCAAGTGCATTGATTTCTTTCTGACTTAAATCAGATATTCCATTAGCCTTGAGTATGCTCTTGATTGAAGAAATCTGTGTGATTGCACTAGATGGCAACTTAGTTGTATCACCTAGGTTAACCTTTGCCCATAAGAAAGACTCTGTAAAGTCTTTAGCATTAAACAGCGATGGGGTAACAATAGTCTCTGTGCCACCAGTGGCAGCCTTACGAGTAGTTGTCTTGCCAGAAGCCTTAGCCTCAGTATTTAACTTGTCAAAAAATTCTTTCTTATCAGCATCACTTAGTGCATTGATATCAAAACCAATAGTGCTTGCAATTTTGCTAAGCAATGCTTCTGCTGTAATTGGGTCGTACTCTGTGTAGGTTACGCTTTCGCCATTAACAGCAGGAGAGTTCTTAGTTAATACATTAAGAACATCCCAAGGGCTTTGCTTTTTTCCTTCTTTAAAGGCAGCAATAGCACCATCTACAATGTCATTCCATAAGGCTTGACGAGCAGTATCGGTTGGTTGCTTGTTAGCAATAGTAAGCAGATACTGGGTAAGAGTAACCTGTGCACTTGATGGTAGTTTAGCAAAAGACTTCTTAACAATAGAAGCATCAGCCTTGACCAAGTTACCCTTTGCATCTGGCATCCAGATGTAGGTAATCTTAGGACCCTTTTCCTCCTTTTTAGGAATGACAATGACTGGAGGTGTTGGTGTTGGCGTCACTTCTTAGGCTCCTTTATATTTAAACTATCATTGCTGTAATAGCGTGTAATGATTCTTTGTAGAGTTGGGTCCCACATAGGAAGAGTTTCCTCAAGATATAATTTCCATTGCTCTTCAATTTGACCCTTGTATCCTGATGGGGCATCTAGTCGAGCCTTGCCAAATGAATCTCTGTATTCAATGAATGCTTTAGCGTGAGTCCAGAACTGTGTGTTTCCAAACTTCTTCATAAACTTCTCATCATTTACAAGTGTCTTAAGACCAGCAGACTGTACATATGCACTATCCTTAGCGGCTCCGCCGCCTGCATATTCAAGAAACCATTGAGGACTTGTAGCACCAAGAGTCTCAGCATAGTCTCTAAGTTGGTCCTTAAACTCTGGAACGCTAAGGTAACTTGCTACCTTTAACTGTTCCTTTGCTGCCGTATTTAATGAGTCTTTATACTCTGTATAGGCTTTCCAAAGACGTGACTTAGTAAGTTCATCCTCAACCATTTGTGGTGTCTTAAGTTGTGAGTTAAGAACAGTTCCACCAGGAAGAGTTGCATTAGGGTCATTAAGGAACTTGCTAACCTGAACACTGTAATCTCTTGGTAGGTCAGCAGTCATTAGCCCAACAAGTGATGGGTCAAGACGTTCTAGTTTCTTAGCAAGGTCAGGGAAATCTTCATAAATACGGCTATAAGCCTTCTGACTTGCTGGAAAATATGCAATCTTATCGCGTGCGCCACCAGTAAATAGACGGTCCATTGGGAAGTCTGCACCACCTGCAAGACGCATTTGCTTCTGAAACTCATCCTCTGCAAGAGAAGATGCCTGCATCTCAGTAAGTGGCTTGCCAGTTTTAGGGTCTGTCTTAGTCTTATACTTCTCGTATAACATATAGTAATAGTCAGAGAATAATGCGTCGGGACGAGACTCAACATATTGAGGCGTACCAAGGAAAGAGAACATTTGTGTACGGAACTTACGTAGATAGATGCTCTCTGTGCCCTTACGGATACTTTCTTCTGTGGGCTTAGGTCCTATTTTCATCTCATAAAGAATTTGCTGACGGTTTGCCTCAGATAGTAAAGACTGAACCCACATCTCATCTGTTGTACTCTTGTTCAAAGCAGTAGATAGATTACGTGCCCAAGCAGGTGTAAATGTACGACCTAATTGAGTCTTTAAATCTGTTTCAATTCCGTATGGGAACAATTCATCGTATGAGTATCCAGGAATTTTTCCAACTGTTTTATCAACAGTCTTTTTAATCTCATCTTCTGTGCTTACCTTCCAAGATAAGACGCGACCAAGACCCAAAGGAACTAAATATGAAGGTCCAGGTAGATTAGCAATGTAATTAGTAGCGCGAGCACTAATGATTACACCCTTACCATCATTTAATCCCATTTCTTTTGTACCAGGAATAAGAAGATACTCAGCATCCATTGGATTTTCAACTGGATTGCCATACTTATCTACACCAAATGAATTGTAAAGACCATAGTAACTGTTAAGGAATCCACCAATACGTCCAGGTTGCTTAACAGCAAACCCACCATAGCGATAGATACCAGAGGCAGCAGCATTAGGGAACGTGGTTAGCACTCTTGCAAGATATAATCCTCGTTGTTGGCGTGGGATTGTATAAAAAACCTTGCTAACATTCTCAACCATTTCAGCAGCAACTGATTGTCGCATTGCCAGTACGGTTGAAAGGGTTGGTTGCTGTCCTTGAGCAATAAGCATATTTACTTTTTCAGTCATACGCTTATTAAAATCAACAGTTCCCCATACTTCACGAATAGCGTTTTCTGGAAATACCATTGCTCTCCAGGCTTTAGCCATTGCAGAGTCAACTGCTTCATTTATGCCTTTAACTAAGTTGGTTGGTCTACCATAAGGTACGTCAAGTGGCTGAATACCAACCATTTGGTCTAACTTGTCAGCCAAGATTTGCTCTAAGTCTGTCTTTTTTACAGGACCAGCAGATGCTAATGCCTTTGCCTCAGCACTCGGCAGATAACGATTAACATATGAGAATGCCTCATCAACCATATCCGTTAACTGGTCAATTGGGCGACCCATAGAACGAGCATAAGATGCTCCCTGATTAGTAGAAGCCCAATCAAGAATAAGCGCTCTTGACTTACCAGCAAGAATCTGGTCGACTAGCATATCACCACGCATAAATGTATTGACTACATAAGCCAACTCATCAAAATATAGTGGGTCTGCAACATTAGTAATACTTTGTGGACCATTTCTAAAGATGGTATTAAACTTTGCTACAGTTGCCTTGTTTCCAAGAACTTCAATTGTTCTTGTATTATTGTTAGCAATTTCACTAAAGTATCCATCGCCAAGATAATCTTTATTTCTCATAGATGGCATTTCAATTACCTGACCATTAGAGGCAACAATTTTTTCCCACTCTGGCAATACAGGCTTCTTGATATATCGACCATCTGCTACAGAGAAAATTTCTCCACGCTTCCTAATTGCTGGTCCAAGTTCCTTTAATGAATCATTAATTCTCTTGTATGCAGACGCAATCTGAGCGTCTAGTACATTAACCTCTGGAGCCATTGTATTAATGGTCTGAGATGCTTTAGCAATTAGCAATTCTGCGTTACGAATCTCAGAAGCATAGCGCTCACTAGCGCGTTCTGCTGCTGGTAAGTCTTTGAGTGTTTGAAGTCTACGACGCAAGTTGTACAAAGATGGCACATCAATACTCTTGCCGTATTCAACAGTGTACTTATTGAGTTTTACTTCAACAAAATCAACCATCTTCTCTGCAGCACGCAGGTCGTCGCGTACACTGTCAGCCCATTCACGCTTAGTCGCTGGAGATACACCAGGAACATCTGCAAATAGTTGCTCATACTTTGCATAAACAATATCTCGTATGTTAACTGCCTCGTTATACTGTTGTGACAAAGCATCAACTTCACGTTGAATTTCTTTTTTAGCGCTTGGCAAAAGAGTCTTAGACTTATCAACATTACGCATTATAACATTAGCGTTGTTTTTAATAATCTGTTTTGATGACCTAAGCATTGCACCTGCAAAATCAGTTCCTTCAGCCATAACGCCACTAAGTAGTGGTTCAAAAACTGAGTTCTTTGGAATATAACTGAAACGATACAAAGCAGAAATTGAGAATGCTTTGTTACCAGCCTCAAAGATTGCCTTCGCGCCAGCGCGAGTTCCACCTGCAACTTTGCGAGTGCCACTGACTAAAACATTTCCTTTACCAGCCATTGCTCGTGCAAGCATTCTATCAAACTCACCAAATGGAAGAGTCGGCATAGAGTTTGCAAGTTGAGCCTGAGTCTTAGGAGATACAACAATTCTGACACCAGTTGGGTCTAGTGCTGTTCCTCTAGCGGCTAAGTTGCCGTGAACTGTATAGACATCTTGCATTAAGTTATCTACATATGTATCAATAAGATTTGTATCGCGTTCGCCGCGAGTAAAAGAAATTGTGCGAATAATTTCAGTGTTTAAATTCTTAATCATTGCTGCACGTTCACCATCAGTCTTTGCTGAAACAAACCTATCAATTGTTTCAGTACGGTACTGAGATACTGTCATCATACGACCTTCGTGGTTTTCAATCACTCGGTCTCCACGACGGAACAAAGGAACATCATCAAATGTAGCAATTAATTCATCAATGCCATTTAGTGGACGCACACCTGAGTTAGTAATAAAACCCTTAGGCATCATTGTTCCAAAGGTTCTAATTAATACAGTAGATGGTCCGTTAAGTAGTTTGCTACCAAGAACTGTCTGTGTGTATCCGCCAACTTTAGAGAAGTCGCGCTCAATTACAGAAGTCTTAATCTTTCCAAGACGAGAACGTGCAGCAGCAACCGTAGGTCCGCCAATAACTGGCTCAACTGGCTTATAGTTTTTACCAAAAAATGTTGGTTCAATTGTCATACCACCAGTAAGTGGGTCCTCGATGTCCTTTAAAAACGCATCATAAATTTCTTGATGCTTAGGATTCTTTCTAATAGCATCGTCAAATGCACCAAGAACACGAGTAGACTGCTCAGGAGTCATTGACGGAATGCGACCAGTTGCTGCATAATTGCCCTGAATAACAAGGTTGCCATCGCCTAGTACCCACAGGTCATCACGCATACCTGCAGCAGCAAGTCGTTCAACTGCTGGAGCATATGCTTTGTCAGCCAAAATTAAATCGCGTACAAACTCTGGGTCTTTTGTATCTCTAAGTAGACCTGGAAGACGAGGATTATTGCTGTGCTTGCTAATAATTCTTTTAATATCAATAATGTTTTCTGAGGTAGCAAGGTCTTCAACGTCTTGTCCAAAGACCGTTAAGTTGCCCTCTGTTCCACCAGACTTGCGGAATGCAATATGCTGATTAATTAAATTTTCAGCCTCTGGCATTGCATTTACATCGCCAACTCGAAAGCGTGTATTAAGACCAGCCTTGAGTGCTCCTGCTCGTATTGCTGCAGCGCCACCTGAACCGACGACATTGATAGCAATATTCTTAATTAAAAAATCGTTTGTTCCAGTAATCCAACGACCAAGAGTATTTTCTTCAAAGTTCTTCTTGATGTCTTCATCGTTCCATAGGTCAACATCATTAACATCAATGCCTCCATTTTTTAAGACGAGGCTTTCAAAGGAGCCTAGTGGATTGAGACCACTTTTGAGCATTGACACACCAAGAGAAACTTTTTCGCTTCGGTTATAAGCATCAATAACATCTGAAAATTGAAAACCCTTACCATACTTATCGCTATTATAAAGCGCACTTGTAGGGTCTGACAATAAATTTGCAGTAGAAATCGTACGAGCAATTGGAGAGAAAACGTATTTTTCTGCTTTCTCTGCAGCAATAAGAACTGGGTCTATTGTCTGGAGACTGCCTTCAATAAACCTTTTAGATTCTTTTGAAGTGTATTCGCCAACCTTGGTTTTTTCAATTGCTAATCCTGCAGCAGCAGCCTCTTCAGGCGTATATCCAGCCTTAAGTGCTGCAGATTGTAAATTTTGTGAAATTGGTTTTACAACAGTTTGACCTAAAACAAATCCAGGCAAACCTGTTACAGCCTTTTTAGCACCAGAAAGTTGAGTGCTTACACCTTCAACAAGTCTCTTTTGGTCTTTGCGGTTCATACCTAAAACATTTTGAACAAAACTATCCCAGAATGAACTCACTACTTAACCTCCCCTGCTTTAAATGTATCAGGACTGCCACCTTGTACTTCATTGCCAGTGATAGTTAAAATAAAAATATCTCTATCTTCTGGAGACTCCCAAGGAACCATTGCCAAAGGAATTGCTATTTCATAATTTTCATAACCTAGAGAGTTAGCAAACTTATCTAGGTGGTCAAAGAAGTTATTCTCTACCCATCTCATTAAAGTATCTGGTTTTTCAGGTAGTTAACAAACTGCTTGTATGAATCAGGTGCACCCTGTAAACGAGTTGCATTCATTAGGTCTGGTAAGTAACGCTTGATTAATGCTACGTTTTCATCTTGATTAATTGTAGATGTTAAACGTGCTGGCAATGCCTCTGAACCACGACCACGACCAATATCTACACCATCAGAGATAGGTAGGTCATCCATTGACTCAGCATCAAGTGGTACAAGACCAGACATCATTGAGTCCATTGGAGTTGTTGGAGTCTTTACTGGAGGGACTGGGTTACCAGCCATCGGTGCTCCGCCCTGTTGTGCCATAGTTGCAACTCCTGTTGAGCCTAAACTTTTCATACCTGGAATGTACTTAGGTGCTTGCTTACCAGTTCCACCTGCTCCGCCTGTAGCAGAGATGTTTGCTGGGTTATACTGAGGACCGCCATTGGCGCCACCACGATTTTCTGGTGCAGTTGTCATTCGTCATCCTCTTCTTCTAAGAAATTATCTTCAAGTTCACTGTTGTACTCTTCGGCAAGTCGCATCATTCCTGCTGCGTTCCAAGGAGTCATTGCTTCGCTGACTTCTGTGTGAAGAAAGCGGTTACCATTGTAATCAGCCCACTCAGATATAAGAACCCATCCTGAGGCTATGTAGTCTTTGCCATTAGAGTCTGTATCTACTAACAAACGTAGAGCATCTTCTACTGCTTCGCGGAACTCTTCACTCATTTCTTGTACTGTGTCTCTGTAGTGAAGGGTCCTGCGGTCTTGCTATCATTAATCACAGCAACTTCTGCTGCTTGTTCAGGAGTAACTCCTGCGTAGAGCGCACCAAGTGCGTAATCTCCACCAGTTCCTATTGCGTAATATCCCTCTGAGTTACGAGATACTGCAAAGTCACTATCAATTTCAAACAGATTGCCATTGAGTCCAACAATTATGTTAATCTCAAAGTCTTTATCTGGTGATTTAGCATCAAGTAGACCAGCATCTGTAAGCAATTGCTTAAGTGATGGTGCCACTTTGTTGACCATAAACTGAAAGATGTTGTTTTTATCTTTTGCTAGAAAGACTGGTGGCTTCCAAGTGTGTAACACAACCTGTAACGCACGAACATCTCCAGCAACTCCCACAAGATAGTTACCATTAGTAACAACCTTGACCATATCTGGGTGAGAGTAAATCTTTGAATCGCCAACAATACGAGAATCACCAAGAATTACACAGCGATTTGCGTATTCAACACCGATAATCGTTGTCATTGTCCCCTACCTCAATTATCTACGTGCTACGGTTCTTACGCTTGCGTTTGCTTCGCCTCCGCCTGAAAGGCTAGAGAGAATACTCATAATGTCTGGTGGTGCTTGCTCTGGTGGCGCAATCTCTGGGGCGCCTGGAGCAATAGCGCCTCCTGCTGGAACGCCTTCGGGAGCAGGGGACGTTTGCTCAACCATTTCTGGTGCCCCAGCAGGAGGAACTTGCTGCTGCGGAGCGAATGTGGCTTCAATTGCGTCTTCTAGTGCTTGACCCTTTTGACGTGCCTTGATAACCGCAGCAATCTTACGTACTACTTCTGAAGCATCTTGACCTTGTGTTGCCATTTGTGGAATGGCTTGTGTGTAGGCAGTTAGCGAACCTAGTAATGCGGCACGCATATCTTCAATTTCAATCTTCTCAAGTTCCTGAGTTACGTTCACAGTAAATGGAAGTTCTCTCATAGCCATATCTCGGCTGATGAGTTTTCCTCCAAGTGCTTGAAGCATAAAGATAAGACCTTGCGCTGGGTTAAGACCAGCAAGCATACCGTAGCGAACATCAGCAG